TTATTCTTCGGTGTCTTTTCTTGGTGACTTATTTTTTTGTGCTGCTTTATACGCTACCCATTCGAAATGTTGAATAATTTCTCTGATTTCGTCTTCGGTTAGATGTTTCCACTTCTCAATATCAAAGAACCCCATTTGCTCGATGCCATACTCTTTGATGAGTTGATTAATCCTCGCCAGCGTACCTAATTCCTCATTGTCGCTCTCTGGTGGATTCGGATCATCCGTGCGACCGAGTAGGTAGTCGGTGGTGACATTGAAAAAGTCGGCGAGTTTTTGAAGTGTTTCTGTATCAGGTGTTCGGTTGCCGTTTTCATATCCAGAGATAGAAACTTTTGTAACATTGATTTTCTTTCCAAGCTCTTCTTGCGTGAGCTTTTTTTCTTGTCTCAGCTTTCTTAGACGGTCACCTAACACATAAAACACCTCTTCGCGTGTACTATAAACTATAAATAATTATAAGTTAACAAATAGATAACCAAAAGGCCTTAAGTTCCTTGTTAACTAAATAGAAATTTTTTTATTAAAAACTCTTGAAAGTTAACCTTAGGTTAATTATAATTTAGTTAACAGCAGGTTAACGACAAAAGGAGGTGGGAGGTGTGAAACTCGAAAGGTTAGAAGCTGTACGTAAAAAATACGGCCTTACTTGCAAACAAGTTGCAGAATCAGTAGGTATCTCTAAGGAGTATTACTGGATGATTGAAAACGGCAAACGAAGACTTACTTATGATTTAGCCGTAAAAATCGCACAAGTCTTTAACGCCCATCCAGATGATATTTTTTTGGACAGTAAGTTAACTGTTAGTGAACAAAAATGACACAAATCCCACTGTCTGTGAAGGAGGTGACAAAGTGCCAGACAAAGAGCAAGAACTCGTCCGTAAGTTTGAGGAACTCGTTCTCACTCTTCCGGCGCATGAGTTAACAGAAATGCTTGAATGCAGTTACAGCATGCTGCATCGATTAAAAGCACAAATTCGCCATAACCATCACAAAAGAGCGGCGATTTCATATAAGGGAGTCATTACCTTGCTATCGCGTTATTTACTCTAAAGTACTTAAGATAATAAAAATCCCTAATCAATGCATCGGGTGAGTCATCTTCTTCAAAGTAAATCGAAACATTTTTGAAATGGTGTTTGTTTTTTAAACGATTGATATCGAAGAATGGTTGTTCAACATCTTCAAGGCACCATTCAAAAAGCACATTAAACAAGATGATGTCGTTTTCCAATAGTTCAGATAGCTGTTTGCGATTTAATTGCTCATGTTCCATGAGTTCGAGGCACTTTTCTTTAGCGGCTGAGAAAATTTCTAATAAGGTCTCACGGTACTTAACAGGGTGATAAAAGAATTTGGTCCCTTTGATAAGCAAAGGCATCCCGTTGGGACATTTTTCTAAAGCATCTTGATACACTTCTTCCCAGCCACAAGGAATAGTACGTAGATCCAAGTGCCATAAGTATTTTCTCATAATGATCATCGCTCCTTGTCCAGTTCGAAATGGCTCCTTACCAACCAGTAAAGGAGGTGAGGCGGATGACGGATCAAGCATCAAAAGAAATGGTTCAAATCATTGAACAATACATCGAACAAGAGTCTGAAAAGTGGGTGCAGCACACTCTTAATAATGCAAAGACGATAAGCGATTTAATGTCAGCCCTCTGGGAGAATGGAAAAGCAAAGAAAGATGGAACCGAAGTTGAACGCATGTTGCATCGGCTTATTTATGAACGTGGTGCAGCTAAGATCAAAAATGTGATTAAAGAAGCCCAGGATCTCACATTGGGGAGGGCACTGTCCCCAGAAGGAGACAGTGCAACATGTTAATTCAATTGCTGAATTTGATCCCTTAACATACGTTCAACAATCTCATGTTGTCCTTTGTAGTTTTCAAATTTTGAGTACAACCAAGATGTATTTCGATCCCGTTGCTCAATCACTTCCTTTAGTTCAAAGTAAACATCATTCCAAAAGTTGAACAGTGAAGTGATTTCATAATGTGCAAGTTCCTCGTTCATTGCCAAAAACAATTTGACTTTTTCACTAAGTGTATAAATCTCTGATAAGGAAACGCTGACGATTGGTGACGGATTTTTAGGATCGTTTACCGTTTCCTGGTACAAAGCATTTGTTTTATGAAAAAGCTCAGTGCAATTGTCCAAAAGTTCTATCAGTCGGTATTTATCCATTTGTTTTTCACCCCTTCCCACCGCATCATTCGACAGGGGGTAAGGAAAATCCTGCAAGGCAGGTGACAGCATGAACACCATTCAGGATCAATGGGCTATGGCCGAGCTGAAGCATCGGTTGCTTTCGCTGATCATGCAGCTGAAGGATGACCCAGCGTTTACGAAAGACGACGCGGCGCTGGAGATCGCCAAAGTGCTCGACTGGCTGAACGAAGCGGCGCCGGCCGTCGATTATCAGACAATGGTGAAACACTATGATGCGAGGTGAAGCGAATGTCATCAAACGCCCCTCATGCTCCGCATAAACATGAACAAAGGGGGAATGCGGGCATGAAGGAATTTAAATATGGCAACACGACGGTGATCGTTCACTCCCCATTGGTACTCATGAGTCCAGAGGAGCGAAAGCAATGGTTTGAACAAGAATGGCAAAAAGGCAATCCGATCCTGCGGCAAATCGCCGAGGCGGTGCTGGATTGCTACCGATCTATGGATACTGTACCACAAAGTCTCAAGGATGATGGTAGAAAGGGGAGCACGGAGGATGAAACGCGGTAGAGCGGCCGATGCGGTGAAAGAGGCGCGGCAGAAAACAGGGATGACGCAGCAACAGCTGTCGTTCGAAATCTATGAATCTCGTGAATCCGTATCGCACCAGGAAAATGGGCGGTACCGAGTGCAGCCGAACATATCGAAATATTTCGCCGAAAAGCATAATAACCCGTGGGTGGCCCTCGAGGCGGCGGCGGAATACACCGGATGGGGGCCAGTGAAGCTGGATGGAGAAATGGTCGATCTTCACCGTGCAAGCGTCACGATGAAAACACGCGAGGAGCTCACAGAAGCCCTCGAGGCGATCGAAAGTGTCTGTGTGGCGAATCATCCCAGGTCGATTCGAGAGTTTGACAAGCAACGCTTGGAAGAGGCAATGATGCAGGCAATCGACGCGATCGTAGCGCTGACACAATACGTTGCGGTCATTTGCATGGATTACGGCTTTTCCTGGTGGAAAATGTGGCAAAAGCATCGCGCGAAACTGCAAGCGAAAGGATTTATCCGACAATGACAAAGGAGGAAAAAACAATGTTTCAACTGCCGAATTTAGCAGAAATGACGGACGTTGAGGCTATCCGTTGGTATACAAGTGAAGTTGTGCGGCTTTCAAAAGAGCGAAAACTCAATAGCGAATATGGGAAAGCACTGCTCGAGTGGAAAAAGAAAATGAACGAACGCCTGGAAAAATCGAGAAAGGAGTGGTGGTAATGTACGTGGTATGGGTAGCCAGTTCGTTAATGACAGCGAGGGAAGTTCGGGAGGTATGCGCCGAGTTGCGCAATCATCCGGAACTGATCGAAGCCATTGAGCAAGAAGCTAAAGCAAAACTTGTCAACATGAAAAAAGCAGCAAGCCCAACGCTCACTGCTTCCTAAAAAACCAGCCCTATCCCAAACATATCATGTTGCGAACCAAAAGGCAAGCTCATGCTTGCCGACTGGAGTACAGGCGGCGGGTGTGCCCCAGCCCGCAAGCGCTTGTGCTTCAGTCGGTGCGCATGAGCGCCGGCCAGGCCGAGCGAGAGCGGGCGACGATCCGAAAGGGGAGCCGCGCCACAATACATGTATGGTCATTGCGACGACGCCTGGAGATCATAACGAAGGAGGAAGGGCAGTGATCAATATGATCGTTTATCAAGAGGCGGATTTGCGGCAAAAGGTATCAAGATGCATCGAGTACATACAGGAGGCGCTGCAAAACCGCGACTATGAAACGATGGCTATTGAAATATCTGAGTTGCAGTATTTAGTCAGACAGTTGCAAGAACTCGAACGAAAAGAAGCCCGGCGTCAGCAGTTGTTGAGCATTATACGAGATATGCAACGACGCGGCATTCAAATTGATTTTGTGAAGCTGGGAGAGGAGCGGAATGCGTGAATAAGCTTGATAAACATGCAAAAAGGCACATCCGGCTGCAAATCTGCGAACTTCTTGATTCGCATTGCCGCACGTGCCCCGAGCGGATCAAATATCGAAGCACCGTATGTTTGCAAGTTTGCCCGGTCAGCCAAGAGATGCGGCAACTGGCAGCCCTTCTTGAAGGTGATTCTCCGGTCGATCCCCAACCTAGAGAACCGGTTGTGGAACAGGCGCAGAACACACCAAAGCGAAAGGGACGGTGGTCGGCAGAGGAAGTGTTCTACCTTTGGCATCATCGCAAGGTATTGACGATTGATGAGCTCGCAAATCGGCTCAATCGAGAACCAAAAGCCGTCTATGAGAAGTTGAAACAACTGTTGCAAAAAGGCGGCATTTCTGATGCTGGTTGAGAAAGGAGGGCCGGAAGCTCCCATTCTACGATATGCTTCCAGGGTGAAGATATGCTATTTGAAGTGGAATTTGTCGTGAAGGAAAACGGCCATTTCGAGACGATCCAAACGGCACTCGTCTACGCGCTCACTGTAACCGAGTGCCGGCGGATCGCTAATGAAATGGCCTCCGAGCTTGAAATTGGCGGGATTCAGTTTTTTATTTCAGAACTCTAGTTTTTATCATGCCATAGCAAAACAGCTTTTTCAAGGGGAGGGGATGACATGGCAACCTTGCTTTTAGATGATCAGCCGTTGGTTATTTTGCCACAACTCGCCGTGGCGATCGGACTGAACGAAAGCATCGTCGTTCAGCAGCTGCATTATTGGCTCGAGAAAAGCGAAAACGTCCATGACGGCTATAAATGGATCTATAACACGTACGAGGACTGGAGGGAGCAATTTCCCTTCTGGTCAGAAAGCACCATTCGTCGGATCATCACCAAGCTGGAGAAGATCGGGATCATCGTCTCGGCGAATTTCAATCGCTCGAGGATCGATAAAACAAAATGGTATCGGATCGATTACGACAAATTGGCTGAATTCGCGTCGTCTAATCAAGATGAACAGACGACTGATCAAAATGACGTTTCGACTGTTCAAAATGAGCAGACGACTGACGAAATCGACAGTCCATCCGGTCAAAATGAACAGTCCATCTGTTCAAATTGGACAGACGAAGCGCTCAATTTGAACAGACCAATACCAGAGAATACTACAGAGATTACTACAGAGAAAAAAGAAGAAGTAGAAGAAGACGCGCGCGCGCATTCCTTCCGAGAGATTATTCAATTCGTTGAACAGAACGGCTTTGGCACCGTCGGCAGCTACATAGGGGAAAAGATCGTTTCTTGGGTCGATGATACGTCCGAGGAATTGGTCTTAGAGGCATTGAAAATCGCGGTGGAGAACGGGGCCAAGACATGGAAATACGTTGAAACCATTTTACGTGACTGGTTCGAAAAAGGCTATCGCACCGTTGACCAGGTGAGAGCGGCACAATTGGCATTTCGGGAGCAACAACTGAAAAAACGTAAAGCCTCAACTGTTTCCGACGTCGGCCGAAAGATGCGGACTCCAGTGCGCACCGAGATCGTACCGGACTGGCTGAAGATGGACTATAGCCAACCGGAGGATGACGACTTTGACGTCGAACAGGCGCGCCGAGAACTTGAGGAACGCCTCAAAAAGTATAAAGACAATCCAGATGGGTGATGTCGATGGGCTATCCGTTATGGATCCGTTTAGAGTACCGAAACGGAGTTGGATCGGTGACTGGATTGACGGCCAGCGTATGCTCGGAGGCGGATTTTCTTGACATTCTCGAGCGATGCGGTGTGACAAGGAGCAACCTGCTGACGGTGCGGATCAATGACAAGGACTATTCTGTTTCACGCCTTGACACGTTGTTTGCGAAGCTGCAAGCCGAAGGGAGGGGATCGGCGTGATGCTGCTCAAGTACGTGCTCATTCAGCATTTGCGCCGGCAAGGCATCTTTTCCGCCAGCGATGGCCGGGCGCTCTCAAAACTGACCACAGAAGAGATTCAGCGTGAATACGAACGAGCGAGAGGTGATCAGTCACATGGATTGGTCCAAGGCGACCGTACAGCAATTGGTGACCATCATTCGCTTTGAAGAGTGCCCGGAAATATATAAGCATCGGGCGCGGCAAGAAATCCGACAACGGTTAGGGGGAGAAGAAGTGAAAAAACAACGCCAATCACTGCACGGACCAGTGAAAATCAGCTATTTAACGCCAGTGGAACTTGAAGCGTATCGCAACCGTCCGCGCAAACGATACTACGATGACGACAACCGCCGAATCATTGACTGGCGCTGGCCAAGATCAAGGGGGACACGCCGATGAAACTGACGAAGTTGTTTAAGATGCAGCGGGAACTAGATGAGCGCATTGTGCGGGAGAAAGGACTAAACGGGCAGGATTTGTTGCCAAACAAGGTTTTAGCTCTGCAAGTGGAACTTGGCGAGCTGGCGAACGAGTGGCAGATGTTCAAGTATTGGAAGGGAGATCCTCGACCAAGAACTGCATCACTCCGCAATCCAGCGGTGATGATGCCTGAGGATCAAGAATGGTATAACCCACTGCTTGAAGAGTATGTGGACTGCCTTCACTTTGCATTATCGATCGGCATTGAAACAGGCAACGACGATTTTACGTTTGTTATGCCAAATACAGACTCAGACATTATATACACATTTATTGAACTCAATGCAATAGCGGCAGAGCTATTAGATCGCCACTTAACGGGAACGCTTGTGGATACAGATATTTTGTACATTGACCTGCTCGAAAAGTTATTTGGATTAGGGAAACAGCTAGGTTTCACATTTGATCAAATTGAGGCTGAATATCTCCGAAAAAATGCGCTCAACCATCACCGCCAGGAATGCGGATATTGAGAGGTGGCGACTACAATGGATGCTCAGCATTGGCTGGATGAACTTAACAAAAATCAAGTCCTCCGCAACGTGCAAAAGTTGCTTGAGACACAGACTGAAAAAGGAATTCAGAAATACGGAACGACTGTGACTCCAGCGCATTATACGTTCACCGAGTGGCTGGAGCATTTACAGCAAGAAATGATCGATGCCGTCGTATATTGCGAGGTGTTGAAGTTTAAATATGCGCACTTAATAACGCTTGAAAAGCTAAATTCGGATGTGAATATTGAATGAAGCGTCGTAAGCGGAAGGCCAAATGGTATTTGTTATATCGCAGAGAAAACCATGATGCAGTTTATGTGTATGAGCCGTTGCGAAAATGTGAGCTGCGAAGCAGGATTCGGCGCGGGTGGAAAGTGATCGAATGAAACAAAAAAGCCGGGATCCCTCCCGACAGCCTCAATATCATTATATCACAGCGGAGGGATCCAAGTGAGAAGAGCGCAAGAATTGCAGATTGATATAGATAACATGACGGTTTCACATCCAGTCGTGCCAGGGAAGGTGCTTGTGATTGTCATTGACGGCGTGCAAGGAAAAGCTAAAGTAGCGGAAGCAGTTGAGCATGGTTTTACGATCGTTGAAACGGCAAAGGGAAAAACGGCGCGGATTAAATTTGAAGAAAGCGAGTTGTTTTGAATTGAAACTGAGGTGATCTAAATGCCAATCATGTTTCCGCCGATATCGGATGACGATGCGTTAATGCTTGAGACATATCTCACCTTTGCAATTAGTCAAATGGGGCGACCAGATAGCCAGACATTGTGTCAATTTATCAACTTCTTGCAGCAAAAGTGTAGAGAGATCGAAGCGAATCGTTGGCGTGCGGATCCGGCAAACTGGGGAGCTTGCTGCCCGTGGCCGGATGATGATTTTCCGTTCTAGGTGGTGAGCACATGCAGCAACTTTCGATTTTTGATTTTCTCGAAGAGGTTGTCGAGGCTGATTCGAAATATATCTTTGACTTAATTAAGAAAAGGGATCACCAATGTAAATGTGGAGGAATTTTGATTCCTCGTTGGAACAAAGAACAAGAACATTATGATTCTGTTTGCGCACATTGCTTTTCAACTAAAGAACGTTTTTATCCGGTAAACATGTGCCAAAGATGCGGCTGCACAACGAACGTTTATCAAGTATGGTTGTACGACTATAACGCAGAAAATGTATGTAAATATTGCATAAGACAGGACATGTTGCTTTCAAAGTTTTTTAAGCCGTCAATAAAGGAATTTAAGGAGGGAGAGAACGGATGAATCATCTGCAACAGGTGTTTAATTACAGCGGCAGCCAGGTGCGGACGATTGTAAAAGACGGGGAAGTATGGTTTGTTGCTAAAGATGTTTGTGAAATTTTAGACATTGCTGATGCAAGGAAAGCAGTCCAAAGACTCGATGAAGATGAGCGGAGTTTAATTCCGGTCACTGATTCGTTAGGAAGAAAGCAAGAAACGTTCATTGTGAACGAACCCGGACTATATGCATTAATTCTAGGGAGCCGGAAATCAGAGGCTAAACAGTTTAAGCGATGGATCACACATGAAGTCATCCCTGCGATCAGGAAAACGGGCGGCTACGTGGCGAATGATGATCTGTTTGTGGAGACATATTTGAAACATGCGGATGAACAGACGAAACTGTTATTCCGCGCCACACTGGAAACGGTCCGAAAACAAAATGAACAGATCGCTGCGATGAAGCCGAAAGCTGATTACTTTGACGCGCTTGTTGATCGGCGATTGCTGACAAACTTCCGGGATACGGCCAAAGAATTGAAGATGAAACCAAAGGCTTTTATCGATTGGCTGCTAGAGAAAAAGTATATATATCGAGACCAAAAAGGAAAGTTGAAGCCATATGCTCAATACGTGCCATCCTTATTTGGATTAAAAGAGTGGGAACGCAATGGACGAGCTGATGTGCAGACACTCGTGACGCCCAAGGGACGAGAAACGTTCCGGATCTTGCTGCAAAAGGCAGCTGTTCTGATATAATGGAATTAAAACCAAATATGTCCAAGACCGAGAGCGTGAGGACACTGATGATACAAGGCGATCCTTGTATGATTGGTGTCCTCTTTTCTTTTGCAATCAGGAGGGGAAACAGATGCGCACCATCCAAGACCAAATGCGGAAATGGATCAAGGCCAATAACATGGCCTATCGGCCGGAGTGGAACCGAAAAGAACGGAAACAAAAATGTGACAAGGAACGGCTAACGGAGCGGGAGATTAAGGAGCTGATGGGCACCTACCGACCAATCTATCGACGAGGCAAAGGCGGCGCATTTCGCCAGCGATAGGAGGGGAGAACGTTGAAAGAGTTCATGCTGCCGGAGATTGATCGTGCGGCCACAAAAAGGGCGGTGGAAGCGGCGTTGGAGAAATACCGCGTCTACTTGCTGACGCTTCGGCTGGATGAAATGCCGAGGGTCACGCAGTGTTACTCGCTTGTGCCTGCATCGTCCAATCAGTTTCGCTCCTCAACAGAAAGCATCGCAATCCGTAACGTCGATTATGAGCGGGAGCGGGAAGAGTATATCCGGCGGATCACCAGTGCAGTAAATCGCCTAAGCAAATGGGAGCGTGCCATTATTGTCCGACGATATATGTCGTTTGAAGATGTCTACGACTATGAAGTGTATCCTGAGCTTGGCATGAGCGAGCGGAAATATTATCGGTTGAAATCAAGGGCATTTTACAAGCTTGCCTTCGCTTTGAAAATTGAAGTGTACCGTGAGGAGGTGGCTTCATCATGAATTTTGTCCAGCCTATTCGAGATCCGGAAAAGATCGCGGCGATGAAGAAATATTTGCTGCAACGAAGCAAACGCAACTACATCCTGTTTGTCCTCGGCATCAACACAGGACTGAGAATATCAGACCTACTGCAATTGAAGAAGGAGGACTTGTTACAGACACACTTGAAACTGCGGGAGAAGAAGACGAGGAAGGAAAAGAGGATCCGAATTCCGCCGGCCATACGAAATGAGCTGATCGAATATGCCAAGACGCTCAAAGACGGCGAGTATGCCTTTCGAAGCCGACAAGGAGGAAATCGGCCTATTGATCGCTCGACAGCCTATCGCATCCTTCGTGAGGCAGCCGAATATGTGTCGTTGGACGAGGTGGGAACGCATACACTTCGCAAGACATTCGGTTATCACTTTTACCAGCAGACCAAAGACGTGGCTATGCTCCAAGAGCTGTTCAACCATTCCAGCCCTCACATCACGTTGAAGTACATTGGCGTCAACCAAGATGCGATGGATAAGGCGATGCTGAAGTATAAAATTTAATTTTTTATCCTGTAGTACATCATAAAAAAGCGTGTGGTGCACTCATAAAACAAAAGGCGATGAAACTAGAAATATCAAGGGGTTTCTGATTTTGGCGAGTGCATCAGTCTGTAAATTGAAGTGAACTCATTGGAGGGAGAGCAAGTGTTAGTCGAGGAAGCGAAAAAGCAAATTGAATACTTGCAAGAATACATTCGGAAGATCGAAAACTACACGCCCGCCACGATGGAAGAGGAAGCCGTCTACTTATATGTGCAGCTGGAAAGTGTCACGAAGGTGGTGCAGGAGCTAAATAAAAAGGGATACCGGATCGGGAAGCGGAGGCTCACGACAGTGGACGTGTCGAACATCATTCGCAGCAAACCGAAAGATGAAATGCATGAGATGGCCAAGCGGATGTTTACAACGAATAGGAAGCGGGGGAGCCGGCATTGGTGAAGTAGAGTTGACATAATAGTGGCAGAAAAACGGCAGATTTTTGGCATACTGTTTGGTCGTGGAGGTGATATGATGGTAGTATAGGGCGGGTTGAATAAAGCTTAAATTCCCCTTCACTTTTTTATGCAGCGCCACTCTGACCGGAGTGGCGTTTCTGTTTCAAGGAGAGAAATCGGGAAAGTGACCTTAATGGTTATTTTTCTTTTCGTACGCCTTTAAATGGTTTGTTATCGGATGTTTTAACATCCATAAAACGTCCATCTTCACCGCGTTTAATCCAAGAATCGATTTTGGGATTATATACTTGGGAGCGGTCTCTTACTGCTCCCTTTCTATAACCGTCCCCAGTGTTCTTTGCCAAGTTTACCAACTCCTTAATTCCCGATTTCTCTCCCTGTGTGTATTTATTCAACATACTGAGTACAAATACCTATTCCTTGTCGGAATTTGACGAACGAATGTTGTAGGAAGATGCCTCCTTTTGCCGAATTGAGTAGGCGGAAGGGGGATTATTAAAAATGAGAGATCACATGAAATCATTAAGGTTGGAAAATGCGGCACGCAGGGCATTGAATTTGGATTCAAGAGGTGGAATTGCTGGAGTCATTGATGCCGATTTCATTGACCAAAGAGGAGCGTTTACAGTATTAGTCGCTGCTCTTTCTCCATACTATAAAGATGCTAGTCCAGAATTACAACAAAGAATTGACCAAATTGTTGATTCGTTCTACTTCTTACATGATGATATTTCTGATGAGGAATACTTCGAGGGAGTAGAAAGAGCGGCAGAAGTGTTAAATGAATTTGTAAGAGAAATCAGTAGACAAGCATCCGAATAATCGGTTGCTTTTTTATTTGGAGTGATTTTATGCCGAGTAGACCGAAAAAGCCTTGCTCCGTTCCAGGTTGCCCGAACTTAACACAAGGACGATACTGCTACGCTCATCAGCAAAAAGAGCAACAAAACAAATACGAGCGCCATCGCTACTATGACGAATACGTACGCGATAAAAAGACTCGTGAGTTTTACCACAGCAAAGAATGGCAGCGTATTCGACATGCAGCATTGGTTCGTGATCATTATCTGTGCCAGCATTGCCTTTCTGAGAAGCGCATCACGCCAGCTGATGTAGTAGACCACATCGTACCGATACGTGTTGATTGGTCACTACGTCTATCACTAGGCAATTTACAATCGCTTTGCAACGCCTGCCACAACAAGAAAACAGCTGAAGACAAGAAAAAGTATGGGGAGGGGCGGGTCAAAAATTTTTAGCCGGACGGCTATGGACCGCGCGGGCCCCTCGGCGTGCACAAAGTTCCCTTTTTGGCGTAAAAGGGGGTTAACAGTTTTTGGGCAAAATCTAAATGAAAGGTGGTGTTGAAAATGGGCCGACGTGCAAAGCCGGTCGACTTGATTTTAATTCAGGGGACAAAGCATTTGACGAAAAAGGAAATCGATGCCCGGAAGGAGGCCGAGGCGAAGCTCCGGCCAAATGACGACAAGGTGAGACCGCCAAACTGGCTCGATGATGTGGCAAAGAAGGAGTTTAAACGGATCGTGAAGGAGCTGAAAGAGATCGGGTTGGTCACAAACGTCGATGTGAATGCTCTTGCCTTGTATTGCGACGCCTATGCCAACTATGTTAAGTGCTCGCAGATCATCGAGGAAGAGGGGCTCATGGTTGAATACACCAATAAAGCGGCGGAGACGAATAAGGTTCCTCACCCTCTCCTCACGAAGAAAAAGCAACTGCACGAGCAAATGAAATCGCTGGCCGTTGAATTTGGGTTAACGCCAAGCTCTCGTGCGAAACTTGCTTTGCCGAAGGAAGAACCAAAGCAGCAGACGCCGTTTGAACAGGAGTTTGGTGATGTATGAGCCTAAAGCAATGGCTTATTGATTACTCACATGACGTCATTGATGGTCGTGTGATTGCCTGTCAGAAACATAAATGGGCGTGCATGCGGTTTTTACGGGATATCGAACGTGAGGGAACCGACGCCTTCCCCTATATCTTTGACGAAACGAAAGCGATGCGTTTTCTCAAATGGATGACGCTTTTCAAACACACCAAAGGCGTATTAAAAGGGCAGCATATTCGTCCACATGAAATCCAAGTGTTCGTGTTCGCCAATATTTACGGCTGGGTGCATAAGGACACGGACTATCGGCGTTTTAAAAAGGCGTATTGGCAGGTAGGCAGAAAAAACGCAAAGTCGCAAAGTTTGGCTTGCGTAGCCTCATATGAGGCTATGGCATTCGGCGAAAACATGTCGGAAGTATATATCGGCGCGACGAAAACGGAACAGGCAAGGATTGTATGGAAGGAAACTGAAGCTATGTTGGCCGGTTGCCCGGAACTCAAAGGGAAGTATGAAGTGAAATACGGGGCGATCCATCACCCGAAAAGCCGGTCTATTATTCGGCCACTTTCCAAAGAGGATCGGAAGACCGGTGACGGTTTAAACCCGCAATGCGGGATTATCGATGAGTATCACGCCCATGACACGGATGAGATTTACAATATTCTTGACTCCGGTATGATCGCTAGGGCGCAGCCGTTGCTGATGATCATTACGACGGCCGGCGCAAATTTGAACAATCCGTGCTATCGAAGTGAATATCAGTATGTTTCAAAGCTATTAGATCCGAACAGCCCCGTTGAGAACGACCAATATTTCGCGATGGTCAACGAACTGGATAAAGACGAGGACGGAAATTTGATTGACGACATTAAGGATGAAAAAGCATGGCTGAAAGCGAACCCGATTGCGGCTTCCTATCCGGAAGGGGTAGAAAATATTCGTGCCAAACTCAAAGAAGCGCTTGAAAAACCGGACAAAATGGATGATTTTTTAACGAAAAACATGAATGTCTGGATCAACAAGCGGGAGCAAGCCTATATCTCTGCCGAACGCTGGGCGGCCTGCGGCGCGGAAAACTTGCCGGATATCAGCGGATTGGATGCGTATGTAGGTGTTGACTTGTCGGCGACGACCGACTTAACGAGCGTTTCCATCGAAATCCCTTTGAATGACGGCAAATTTGTCGTCTTGTCCCACTCGTTCATACCGGAAGAAAAGCTCGATGAGCGGGTTAAAACCGATAAAATGCCGTTTGATCAATGGGCTCGCCAGGGCTGGATCACGGCCACGCCGGGAGCGGTCGTCGATTATACGTTTGTGCGTGAATATATCAAGTCAATTGAGCCGACATACGGCGTTGTGGTAAAGGAAATTTGCTACGACAAGTACAATGCGCGGCATTTAATGCAGGAACTTGAAGCAGATGGATTTACGACAGTAGAAATTCCACAGGGTATTCGTTATTTGACGGAGCCTACGAAAAATTTACGGACGAAAGTCTTTGAAAAGAAAATCATTCATAACAAAAACCCTGTTTTAGCGTGGGCGGTTGGCAACGCGGTGACACGAAAAGATGCTCAAGAGAACATCATGTTGGACAAGTCGAAGAGCACAGACCGGATTGACCCATTGGCAGCGCTCATTAACGCCCATGCCCGGGCGATGTTTGCGAATGCCGAATCGGTTGACGTATCGGAATTTGCAACTGATGATTTTTTAGACAAATTGTGGGGTTGATAAAGTGAAAAAATTACGGAAAATCTTTCGTGATTATGCGGAAGATTTTTTTATTTTCATTGGCCTGATACTCATTAACATTGCAACTTTCCGGTTAAGCGTGACGGCAGGGCTCTATGTGCTTGGTTTTTCTTGTTTAGCCATCGGTGTCTTTGCAATGCTTCACCCGCCGAAGCGTTATCCGCCGTGAGGGAGGTGAGAACTGAATGTTTTTCCGACGTGCTTTAGAGCGAAGAAGTACTGATTACATGGAATACAGTCTAAATGATCCAGCGCTTTTAGATTTTCTCGGCATTTCTCCTAGTGAGGTCAATGTTTATGGAAAAAATGCGCTGAAAGAAGCGACCGTTTACGCCTGTATTAAAATTTTAGCTGAATCGCTGTCCAAACTCCCTTTAAAGATTTATCGCGAGGACGAAACCGGCGTCAATAAGGCAGTGAAACACTATTTGTATAAGCTGCTGAAGCTCCGTCCCAATCCGTATATGTCAGCTTCTGACTTCGCCAAGTGCAATGAGACGCAACGGAACATATATGGAAATGCGTACGTCAACATCGAGACAGATGAAAAGGGCCGGATTGTGGCGTTTTGGCCTATCGATGCGAGCAGAGTACGCATTTGGATTGACGATATCGGCCTTTTCAGCAGCAAAAACCACATCTGGTATGAAGTCGATGTCGGAACCGAGCGGCGGAAGCTCATGCCAAACGAAATTTTGCACTTTAAAAGTGGTGTGACACTCGATGGCATTGTCGGGGTTCCTCCTCTTGATTATTTGCGGGCGACTGTGGAGAATGCGGCGGCGGCCGGACGGTTTATCAATAATTTTTACAAGCAAGGGTTGCAAGTGAAAGGGATCGTTCAGTACGTGGGCGATTTAAACCCAGAAGCGCAGAAGAAATTCAGGGAAAAATTTGAGGAAATGTCATCAGGGCTAAAAAACAGCCATCGGATTGCACTCATGCCGATCGGGTATGAGTTCAAACCCATCAGTTTAACGATGTCCGATGCGCAATTTTTAGAAAACACAGAGCTCACGATCCGGCAAATCGCCACAGCGTTTGGGATTAAGATGCACCAGCTGAACGATTTAAGCCGGGCAACTCATACGAATGTAGCCGAACAGCAACGGCAGTTTTACGTGGATACATTGCTGCCGATTTTAACAATGTATGAGCAAGAGATGACGTATAAATTGTTTCTTGACAGTGAAATTGACGCTGGATATTACGTGAAATTCAACGTTGACAGCATGCTTAGAAGCGACATTAAAACGCGTTATGAAGCGTATGGCATCGGAATTGAGAAAGGTTTTATTACGCCGAACGAGGCGAGGGCATTAGAAGAGAGGCCACCTTTACCTGGCGGTGACCAGCTTGTATTTAATGGTAACGTTATTCCATTGACGATGGCCGGCCAACAGTACATGAAAGGAGCATTCCCGTTAGGAGCTTTTCCGGGGACTTGATCAAAAAAAGCCCTCTTGGTATGATGCAGGGGTGTCAAACACATCACTCACCATACCAAGGAGGACTTCAGATGAATTGTACACAAAACTATAAAATTGATCAAGTCACCGAACAAACGCTTGTGGTGGGCATCGATATCGCGAAACGAACCCACTACGCCTGCTTCGTGGATGACCGGGGGCGTGTGCTTCGCAAATCGTTCCCGATCTTCCAGTCGAAAGAGGGCTTTCGCCAGCTGTATGAAGCGATTCAGGAGGCGATGCAAGCGTTCGGGAAGTCAGAGGTGATCGTCGCGGTGGAGCCGACCGGGCACTACTGGTTGAACCTCGCCTACTTCCTTGAGGAGCACGAGATCCCGTTGGTCATGGTCAATCCGGCGCATGTGTGCCGGTCGAAAGAACTCGATGACAACCTGCCGACGAAACATGACGCCAAAGACGCCCTAGTCATCGCCAGACTGGCGAAAGACGGACGATTCCTCGTCCCCCGGCTGCTGCACGAGATCGAAGCCGATTTGCGCGTCGGGAGCACGCTCAAAGAGAAGCTCCGCAAGGAACAGACGGCGGTGAAAAACGCGATCGTCCGCTGGACCGACCGATATTTTCCAGAGTTTTGGACGGTGTTTCGCGACCTGGGGAAAACGGCGCTTTCGGTGCTGGAGTGGACGCCGCTTCCAGCCGATATGGCCGGCCGGACGGTGGAGGAGCTTCTTGAGGTGTACCGGCAAAGCGAAGGGCTGAAATGCCCGCAGAAGGCCAAAATTCAGGCGTTGATCAACGCCGCGAAGGACTCGATTGGGGTGACGGAAGGGACGACGATGGCCCGGTTTGAGATCGCCGCGCTCGTCCGCCGATACCGCCAATTGGAGGCTGAGATCGCCGCGTTGGACGCCGAGTTGAAGGCGTTGGTTCAAACGACGATGGAGTATCAATGGCTGAAAACGGTCGACGGGTTGGGAGACGCCACGATCATCGATCTGCTGGCGGAGATCGGCAGCTTCGCCCACTATCGGGACCCGCGTCAATTGGTGAAGTTGGCGGGCCTGACGCTCAAGGAGAACTCCTCCGGCCAGCGCAAAGGGCAAAAGCACATCTCCAAACGGGACGGAAACGGCTGCGATCGGTGCTGTTTCGGGCGATGATTCCGCTGATTCGGCACAACGAGGCGTTTCGCGAGCTGCATGAGTATTATACGACCCGCCCCGTCAATCCGCTGACCGGAAAGCAGTCCATCGTCGCCTTGTGCCGGAAGCTGTTGAATGTGCTGTTTGCGATTTGTACGAAGAAACAAGCCTTTGACGCGGAGCGAATGAAACAGGACGTCTTGTCCCAGGTGCAACGGGCGGCCTAAGGCCTCCCCCTGCGAACGGAAGAATCGTTGGACAACAGGATGACACCGGAGAAGCTGGCGTGATTGTATCCATTCGACCTTGAGTCCCCAAAGGAGCTTGGCCGGCCTCCGCCTGATGACGAGACCGAACGAGGGAATGTTGGCGCAAAGACGCCCGGAGACATGGGAGGGTTCGTCCTCATCAGCGACGCGGAGATCCAAAGGGTGCATCGAATACGCTTCCTCCCACGGCAGGAAAATATGTCCAGCCGTGGCCGCGAAGCGCACCCTAGGTCTGTAAGATATCCACAAAACTGAAAAAGAATGTAAGGGATTTTGTCGAAAAATATTTTTTGGACACCCCTGAGGGGCCGAAAAGCCTTGATAAATCAACATTTCTAGAGGGAGGTGGTGACAGTGGGCAATCAAGCACCGAAGGAAACAAAGGAAATCCGGGCTCTTCCAGTGAAAATTGAAGTCCGTCAATTGGCCGAGGGGGAAGAAAAACGCACCATCTCCGGATCGATCAAGTACAACACCGAGAGTGCAGAGATGCGGGACTGGTGGGGCGACACATTCGTCGAGGAGATCGCGGCCGGCGCGTTTGATGAAAGCCTAAAAACACGCGGTGTCGTCGGTCTCTGGTCGCATGACACGTCTAAAGTGCTTGGAAGCACGAAAAGTGGGACGTTGCGCCTGGAGAGCACGGAGAAGGAGCTTCGTTTTGAGCTGGATTTACCGAACACCACAGTCGGCAACGATGCCTGGGAGATGATCAAACGGGGAGATGTCGATGGTGTATCGTTTGGCATGCGAGTCACGAAAGACAAATGGTCACAAGTCGATCGCGACGGAAAAAAAATCTACAAACGTTCCATTTTGGACGCGGAGCTGTATGAAATTTCTCCTGTTGCTTTCCCTGCTTATCCGGCCAATGAAGTGTCGGTCCGGTCGCTTGATGAGTACCGGGAACAACAAAAACGCGCTTCGAACGAATACAAAAAACGAAAACTAGCCATTGAGTTAGAGCTGATATAAAACGGCTCTTTTTATTTTGACTATAGGAGGTTGAAAAAGTATGGATAAAGAACTGCGCGAAATGTTACAAAAGCTGGAGCAGATGAAAGCCGAAGTCCGCGCTCTCTTAGGCGAGGATAAAGTCGATGAAGCTGAAAAACGAATGGAAGAAGTGCGGGCGTTGCAAAAGAAAATTGAAGTACAGCGGCAATTGGAGGAAGAAGAACGTGGCGGTCTAGGCCTGGGCGGCGGTTATTCGGTTGGCGGCGAAACTCGTGCTGTCACAAAGGAAGATGCCGAGTTGGAACAGGAGTATCGGCAAATCTTTATGAAGGCGATTCGTCGCCGTCCTGTGTCTTCTGACGAACGAAGCATCATCGCGGAATATGAAAAACGCGCCGTCATGAATGAGGGCGGAACCAATCCAGCAATTTCGGATGGGGACTCGTCTTTAATTGTTCCGAAAGACATCCAGACGCGCATTTACGAAGTGATGAGAGCGCAAAACGACTTGTCTCAATATGTTCGCGTCGAGGAAGTGACCACCTTATCGGGATCTCGCGTGTTGGAGAAAGATGAAACGATGACGCCGTTTGCGTTGATTGATGAATACGGCGTGCTCCCGGAAACGGATAATCCTAAATTTGTGGCTGTCTCGTACTCTGTGAAAAAACGCGGCGGCATCTTGCCGATTACGAACGAGCTTTTAGCTGATAGCGATCAGAACATTATTAATTACATCACGCGTTGGATTGGTAAGAAAGCCGTCGTTACGCGTAACAAGTTGATTACGGATCTCCTTTTGACTATGACTCCGAAAGATTTAGCGGATCTTAAAGCGGTTAAAAAGGTATTCAACGTTGATTTAGATCCGGCCATCAGTTTGAGTTCTATTGTATTGACCAACCAAGACGGATATAACTGGTTAGATAGCCAACAAGATGCGAACGGTCGCTTCTTGCTGCAAGATGATATCACACAGCCGGGGCGGAAGCTGTTGTTTGGCCGTCCAGTTGTCGTATGTTCCAATCGCTACTTGCCGTCGATCACCGGAACGACGAACAAGGCTCCCATTTTCATTGGGAATCTTGAAGAGCTTATCGTATTGTTCACGCGTCGATTCTTTGAATTGGCGGCAACGAAAGAAGGCGGCGATGCATTTAAACGCGATACGACGGATTTACGCACGATTATGCGTGACGACATTAAATTTTGGGATACGGGCGCGGCTGTATACGGCCAGTTGGCGCTGAGCTAATGACGGGGGCAACCCCGTCCCCTTTTATTGGGGGTGATCGTTTTGATTATTACGCTCGACGAAGCGAAGCAATGGTTGCGCGTTGAGCATAGTGACGAGGACGGCTTAATTAGTACGCTGATTAATGCGGCAGAAAAATACTTGTTCAATGCAACAGGGAATACGTTTGACAGTACCAATGAGTTGGCTAAGCTGTTTTGCTATGTGCTAGTGACCGACTGGTACGAAAACCGCGAGATGATCGGCAAAACGAGCGAAAAAGTGCGGCATACGGTTGAAAGTATCGTAGCGCAATTGGCCTATTGTAGCGAAACGACAACGTAGAAAGGAGGAAGATCATGAGCGAGAAAACGGAAAAGCGTGTTGAAAAAGAACTGAAAAGTCTTGTTTTGGTGTCTCCGTCGGGACACAAGTACGAGGTGACGGTGTCGGATACAGGGAATTTGATTGTGACGTATAAAGCTAGTGAGGCATGATAAGGTAGGGGTTTTGATGGATCCAGGTCTTTTCCGTCACCGCATCACATTTCAGCAATACGACGAGAATGCTACAAACGAAAACGGCTTTCCTCTTGAAGACAGCCAGCGATGGCAAGACGTAAAAACTGTCTGGGCGATGATAAAGACGCTTCAAGGTCGTGAATATTACCAGGCTGCCACAACACAAAACGAGAGTACAGTTCGTTTTGTCATTCGATACACAACCGGTATCAATCCAGATATGCGTATCAAGTATAAGGACCGGATATTTGATATTTTGTCTGTCATAAATGATGATGAGCGTAATGTCACGATGACGATTGTGGCAAAGGAAGTGATGTGATGGGCTTTAAGTTAGAAGGAATGCAGGAGTTGCTAAAAAAGTTGGAGACGTTAGGGAGTGAAGCTGAACAAGTCAAACAAGAAGCACTTATAGCTGGTGCAAAAGTTGTGCAGCAAGCAGCCTCACAGAAAGCACCACGAGATACGGGAAAACTTGCGGAAAACATCGTCATTTCTGATATCAAGGAAGATGGAACAGTAGATATCGGACCGGATCGTGACCGTTTTTATGGGCTGTTTGTCGAATTTGGTCGAAAAGCAGGAGAGAAAAAAGGACGAAAATATACGAAAGCAGACCCTCATCCTTTTTTGCAGCCAGCTTTTGAGGAGAACATTGATCGTGTGCAAGATGAAATGGCCGATGTCATTCGGCGGGAGTTGAGGTTATGAGCTTAAACAAGATGATCATCGATACACTCAAACCTCTTGGTGTTCCAGTAGCATTTCAAACGTATGAGGGAAAAGAAAAGACGTATATCACCTTTTTCGAATACAATCAGTTTTCCGCGCTAAATGCGGACGATGAAGAGCAACAAACGGCACACTTTTTTCAAATTGACATTTGGAGCAAAACGGACTATACCGATCTAGCACAACAAGTCAAAGAAAGAATGGTAGCAGCAGGATTTCGACGCACATCGGAAGTGGATTTATTCGAGCAAGAAACAAAAACGTACCATAAAGCAATTCGATTTTCTTATGTTGGTTAGGAGGGAATACAATGGCGGTAATCGGTTTAAAACATCCGTATGTGGCCAAGTTGATTAAAGATGATTTCACCGGCGTTCAGTACGATACGCCGAAGCGATTAGCGAAAGCGATTGAAGCAAAAATTAGCCCAAAGGTAAATACAGAAACGTTGTATGCGGATGACGGACCGGCTGAAGTTGCATCGTCGCTTGGTGAAATTGAAGTAGAAATCGGAGTGGATGATATTTCAACAGAGATGCAGGCATTTCTATTAGGCGCAACGATTAATGATGATGGTGTCGTGATTCAAAAAAGCGGTGATACAGCGCCATATGTCGCGCTTGGATTTATTCTTCCTCTTTCGAACGGAGGGCAGAAATATGTGTGGCTGTACAAAGGGAAATTCGAATTGCCGGAAGAGCAATACAAAACAAAAGGTGAGAAAGTCGAATTTCAGACGCCAACGTTGAAAGGGAAATTTGTAAAACGAGAATTTGATGAGGCGTGGAAAGCATCGGTCAATACGAAGGATCAGGGTGTTGATCCAGCAGTCATTCAAAACTGGTTTAGCGCTGTATATCAAGAAACGCCGTAAAGGGAAAGGGGAAGCCCTTTCCCTTTTTCATTTCATAATGTGGAGGGATGAACATGCAAATTACATTATTAATCGATGGTCAAGAGAAAACATTCACTGTTCCATTCGTCAAAGCACGTATGTTTCGTCGAGCGTTAGAACTTCGCAAAAAATATGACTTTAACAATATTGATGTGGAGGCGTTGGACTCTATCATTGCTTTTATTGTTGAATTGTTTAACGGACAATTCACAGTCGATGAATTTTACGACGGCATTGCGGCGGAGCGCCTCATTCCAACCATTTCAGATTGCATGAATAAAGTCATTGGAGTGGCCAAAACGAGCGACCCAAACGTGTAACGGGGTCTGAAATGGACCCGTATGACGCGGTGAAAGAGTTTTACTTAACACACATTAAGAACGGCGTACCGATGTATCTCGTGGATGAGATGGACATCGGTTTTTATTTTGAACTTTTGGACTACGCAGAAGAAAAAGAGACACGGAAAGAACGGCTGATGGTTGAACAGCTGTTGTAAAGGTGGTGAAACGATGGCGGAAGTTGGTACGTTGCGAGTGTCGCTTGGTTTAGACAGTGCGAACTTCACGGCGAGCATTGAAGCAGTCAATCGTAAATTACGGCTCGTTGATGCTGAGTTTAAAGCGGCTACTGGCGGTGTGAAGGATTTTGAAAATAGTTTAGAAGGATTGCAAATTAAGGCGGATTCCCTCACACAGAAGCTACAGTTACATGAGGCGAAAGTCGCTGAGTTAAAGCGCAGATATGAAGAAAGTGCCCAAACGAAAGGAAAAGACGCAGCCGAAACCGAGAAATTGCTTATTGCCTACAACAAAGCTGTCGCAGAAATGAAAAAGACAGAGGCACAGTTACAACAAACAAATAAAGAGATTGAAAAGCAATCAGACGGCTTTAACAAGTTAGAGCAAGCAGTAACGCAAAGTTTGCAAAAAATTGACCAGCAGTTGAAAGTGATTGATTCTGAATTTCGTGCTGCAACAGCAGGTATCGAAAATTTTGGCTCAACGTCTGAACAATTGCGTACGAAAACAAATAGTTTGGCGCAAACACTGGAATTGCAGAAAACGAAAGTATCAGAATTAAAGCAATTATATGATGAGAGCGTAAAGGCAAAAGGAGCGGATGCGAAGGAAACGAATGAACTGTTAATCGCTTATAACAAAGCGACAGCAGAAATGAAAGAAACCGAGGCGCAGCTACGGCAACTAAACCAAACGATTCAACAACAAGCAACAGCTTGGGGACAACTCCAAACAAAATTGAACGAAACCGGCCAGCGCTTGCAAGACGTCGGAAATAACCTTCAATCGTCTGGAGCGCAAATTGCTGCCTCATTCGGTGTAGCAAGCGCAGCGATTGGCGGAGCGCTTGGTGCAGCAATGAAAAAGTCAGCAGATTTTGAAGCGCAACTTTCAAGGGTTGGTGCAGTCGCAAATGCAACGCCAGCAGAACTAGAAAAGCTAAAACAATCGGCGCTTGATCTTGGTGCGACGACTTCCAAGTCGGCAACCGAAGTCGCACAGGGAATGGAAATTATGGCCGCAATGGGATACAACACGAATCAGATTCTGGCGGCCATGCCAGGGATTATCGCAGCGGCAGAGGCGTCGGGAGAAGATATGGCTTTAGTTGCTGACACAGTATCATCAGCACTCAATGCATTCGGCCTTGAAGCAGGAGAGGCGGCAAGAGTAGCAGATGTTTTAGCACAAGCGGCAAATGATTCTGCAGCTGGTGTGCAAGATATGCAGTACACGTTCAAGTATGCTGCCCCAATCGCAAAAACATTAGGAATTTCACTTGAAGAACTTGCAGCGGCTACAGAAATTATGGCGAATAACGGTATCCGTGGCGAACAGGCTGGTACAACACTGCGTGGAGCCCTCATTCGATTATCTGATCCACCAAAAGAAGCGCGAGAGGCGTTAGCTTCATTAGGTATCCAAGTGACGGATTCTCAGGGTCGTATGCTACCTTTCGGCGACATTATCGGTCAACTATCTGAGAAAACCAAAAATATGAGTAATGCGCAAAAACTTGCGGCGCTTTCTACTATTTTCGGAACGGAAGCAGCTAGTGGAATGCTCACGGTCATTGAAGCTGGACCACAAAAATTAGACTCCTTGACGAAATCCCTTCAAAACTCAAGTGGGGCATCGAAAGAAGCGGCGGAAAAAATGAAAAACAATTTAAAAGGTGCGCTTGAGGAATTAGGTGGCGCTATCGAAACGGCACAAATTTCTATCGGGGACGCATTAGCGCCAGCTATTCGGGTAGTTGCAGAGGCATTACAAGGCTTATTTAATGCTTTTAATAGCCTCCCAGAAGGAATGAAACAATTCATAGCAATCGGAGCTGCTATTTCAGCTGTGCTACTCGGAGTTGTCGCAACAATCGGTGTGGTATTGTCGATTGTAGGAACCGCCATGCAAGGGTTTGGGGCGTTGGCAAGCGTGCTTGCTAGTGCTGGTGGAATGGCAGGGGTCTTTTCAAGCGCGATAGCTGTTATTACCGGTCCGGTCGGGGTTGCGATCGGAGCAATTGCTGGATTAGTAGCTATCGGTGTTGTGCTGTATAAAAACTGGGATGAAATCAAAGCGTTTCTATCGGCAACGTGGGAAGGAATAAAAGCAGTAGCTGTGGCGGTCTGGGATGGGTTAAAAACGTATTTTACAACGATCTTTAATATTTATAAAACGATTTTTACAACCATATGGGAAGGAATTAAAACGGTAGTCACAACGGTTTGGGAAGGACTAAAAACAGCGGCTACAGCTATCTTTGAAGGAATAAAAGTGTACTTTACGACTGTACTCAACATATACAAAACAATCTTTGCGACTGTTTGGAACGCAATTAAGACAACTGTTATCGCCGTTTGGGATGGACTAAAAGCAACGGCAACGACTATTTTTAATGCAATCGCGTCATTTTTATCGAATGTGTGGAATGGTGTCAAAACGAGCGTTAACAATATCGTTAGCAGTTTATCTTCTGCTGTACAAAGCACATTCAACAGTTTAAGAAGTGCTATTTTCAACATCTTTGGCGGTGTAAGAGATACGTTAATCAATATATGGGAAGGTATCAAAAACACCGCGAGAAGTTGGGCAAGTAGCTTTGTAGAAATCGGGAAAGACTTGCTTCGTGGCATATGGAACGGTATGAGCAACATGGCAGATTGGCTATGGGAAAAGGTTAAGTCGATGCTTTCTGGACTAACCAATAAAATTAAAGACTTTTTCGGCATTCGCAGTCCGAGCCGTTTGTTTGCGGAATATGGCGGATATTTGTCACAAGGTTTAGCGATCGGTATTACTGACGATGCAAAGCTCGCTGAGAATAGCGTTGTTGATATGGCAAAACGAGTAGCAAAAGCCGGTCAACAAATCGGAAACATCGCGCTACCGAACATAAAGCCAGCGGCGATTCAGCATGTTGTTGAAACGAATGTGGTCGGTAACGTTATGTCAGGCGCTTCGAGCGGAGGACCGACAATCATTATCGAAAACATGGTCGTTAGAAACGACGAGGATATATATCGCATTTCGCGCGAGTTATACTCGATATCCCAATTCTCCCGTAAAGCAAGGGGGATGAGGTAATGTCTAAGGGGTTTTCTTTCAATGGAAAACACTCAAGGGAAATGGACATTCTTGTCACAGATTTAAAAATGCCACTTGTGTCAAATATGAAAGATACCTACGAGTCTGTGCCCGGACGCGATGGGAATATACTCTTTCCGGGATGGTTGGAAGATAAGCGAATTGAATGCATGCTCGGTGTTCGTTGTGTGCGATCTGAACGAATCGCTAAACTACGTGAAGTGGCACAATGGCTCTATACGCGAGAACGAAAGCAACTTATTTTTGACACGTCGCCGGATGTGTATTATATGGCGAAGGTGGCAGGACAAGTGGACGTTGAGCATTTGCAAGGGATATCGCTTGTGAAGGTGGCGTTTCAAGCGGAGCCATTCGCATATAGCGTCAATAAGAAGAGCGTGTCTAAGCAAATCACTTCAAGCGACAAACAAATCACTCTCGCTAATAACGGAACATATGACGTGTTTCCGATAATAAAAATATCGAACGCTAATACAAATTCCTTGTCTTTGACGCTCGGGGGCGACAAACTAACTATTTCAAATACCCTCCAATCAAGCGATGTACTGACAATCGATTGTGACGAAATGACCGTTTTATTGAACGATACCAATATTTTAGACAAAACGACGGGCACGTTTTTGTCTTTGCAGCCGGGCACAAATGTAATGACCGTCGAGGCGCAGAATACGCTAAACGTATCGGTGGAATGGCGCGAACGATTCTTGTAGGAGGTGAGAATGTTGAGCTTTTCAAGAAAAATCGAACACCAGATGGTGCTATATGACCTTACTGGCAAGCCACTCGGTGTTCTGAAAAATGCGTACAACATTGAACATGAAGAGACACTAAATGACGCAGAAGTGCTCACGTTCTCACTTCCTCGTGATGATCGTCTTGCCCGAGTGATGATGAACGACATGGAAATCATCTACATGGGCAAGCGCTTTTTTATTGCCGAAATGAACGATGGACGCGATGCAAATGGAAAACCGATTTTCGATGTTGTCTGTCCATCGTATTTCGTGAAATTGCTCGATACGTTTCTAATTGAGATTACCATTGACCGCAAGACGCCGAAAGCTGGGCTTGAACAGATCGTTGCTCGCACGGGTTGGGTAGTTGGGCGTGTAGAGGCGCTGTCGTCACAAGAAACACAGCACTCGATGAGTGAAAAGAGGAAGTCGGCGCTCTGGGCGATTCGGCAATGGGCGAAAATCACAGGGCATGAAATTCAATTTGATACGGTGAAAAAAGAGATTAACCTTGTTAAACAGATTGGAACGAATCGCGGCTACGGATTCCGATATCGAAAAAACTTGAAGGAAATCAAGCGGACGATTCGTGCACCGGAAGCGACAGTCCTCTATCCATACGGCAAGAATGGGCTGTCTATTGAAAGCGTGAACGACAACAAACCGTATGTCGAAGATTACTCTTGGTATACTAGCTTGGGAATCCCGTTGATTGAGGCAAAACAAAAGTATCGCAAAGAGTATGTGTGGGAAGATGAGCGTTTCTTGCTTGCTGGAGACCTCATGCGTGCGGCACAAGAAAAACTGAAAGTATTGTCGCGGCCGGTGATTTCGTATCAGTGTAAAGTCATCGACTTATCTGCATTGACAGGAAATTCACAATATGAGTTTTCTGTTGGTGACTACGTGAATGTTTTCGATGATGAACTTGGAATCAACGTTCAGACACGTATTGTTCGTATGCGGCGTTTTCCCGATGAACCGTATCGAAATGAAGTGGAGTTGTCGTATATTATCCCAGGCATTCATACACAGGAACAAGATCAACTCACTTCATCTGATGTTTCGTTGTCACAGCCTTCCTTCATTGTTGGAACGAATGAAAAAACACTCTCGATAGGTACATCCGTGCAAACAGCTCTTTCGCTTGTTATTACGAACTTTAGTTCAGCAAACGCACAAGTAGGGCTATCGCTTATCGGACAAGCATCGACGACGATGACCGTTGAAATATCATTTATGTACGGCGGGAAACCGACATTTAATACAATCAAGCAAACATGCCAAGCTGGATTTGTGACAATCGGCGTTCCGTTTCTAATATTACAAATGCCTCCCGGCTCGGCTTTTTTGGATGTGCAAATGAAAACAAACACAGGAACGCTGACAATTGACCCACGCGGGCTACAAGTGTTTGTGTATGCAGCAAATTTACTTGGTGGTATTTCTGATCGCTTGCCGCGTGCGAATGTGACGGAAGAAATTCAATGGAAAACCGCAATTTCACCATACACAAGCCGTTTCCAATCGGTTGTTAACGGTCAAATTGTCAGCACACAAGTCGTTGTTCCTGTATCTGCGAATATCGTTGAGTCTATATCGCGATGGCGGAAACATGAACAAATTCGTCCGTTTCCAGCGGTGTCAAGTACAGTACAAATCACATTGAAATGAGGTGAAGGCGTTGGAATTTGATGTCGAACGAGCATATCACTCGCTCGCGAGAAAAGAAAATTTCGTGACTGGTGAAGTTATTGAAATGTTGAAACATAAAGTCAGTTCCATTCCGATTCGCGGTTTTACAAAAGTTGAACTTTTCGATGAGAAACGATTCGGGAAAAAAGTTGAAGAAGTCACGGCAGAAAACTTTATTTCGATTAATATGAAAGATTATCTTGAGTATATTTTGATGGTTGAATACTCAAAAATTGGAGCATGGTCTACTAGCGGAAAATCTTTTTCTGAATCGGATATGAGACCTGTCACAAGTAAAAACTTACCATTCGACACGATCGCCCTCACGACAGATTCCAGACCTGAAAATCCACAAAATGAGCGTGTTGTGATGGGGATATCGTCGGCTATGCCTTCAAAAATGAGTATGTCGGTACAGATACAAAGCGCGGGACAATTAACGCGACCGAGAGCTACGTAGATAAAGGGATTGCCCATTTTGTTTTCGATTTTTCTACACAAGCGGCGAATGGGACATTTTCGTCGGTAGTGTGGTATTCAGACATAGGAAGTACCTCGTCAATATCAAGTCAGCGATACTACCAGAAAAATTACGGATGGTATGTAGCGTTAAAAGGGAATAACGGGATAGCGAATAACTCCGATTGTAGAGGTGGTCTCTGTTTTGACGGTTCTAGTTTTTGGACGATGGAATCAATCGGAAGTGGAGCGAAAAAAATAGTTGAGGTACTGGTTACACCGGGGACGAACGGAAAAAATGCAACTTTTACACTTGGACGCGTTTGGGATACAAACTTTTTGTCAGTTTATGATGTCGCTTATGATATGACTTATGACGCAGATTTTATCTATTACGTGATGGCGAATAAAGGGAGTTATAATACAATCTATAAAATCAAAAAGTCAGATGGAACAAAAAGCACCATCACACTTTCTGGATTCCAGTATTTGTACGCAATAGAAAGAGTAGGAGCATATTTCTATGTATTAGGACAATCAGCCACACAAGCAAATGGACAATACCCGTTGCGATGGGCAAAATACGATAGCAATTTTAATATCATTGAAGCAAAAAATATTTTCGATACAAGCGTTGTTGCATATGGAATGGCACATAACCAGCAGAAAAACGAAATTGCTGTTCGGACAAGCAATGGTATGTTTATTTATGATTTATCGATGAACAGGCTGTCATATGCAATTTCACAGCCGAGCTCGCCGTCATCCTATCCCGGAATAGCTGTGAAAGATGGAGAGTATTTCTTGCGTGATGAATATTCATTTTATATGGCCGAGCTAGGCTCGCTGGGAGCACGAAACCTTCTCCCGACACCGGTAACAAAGACGAGTACAAACACGATGAAAGTGACCTATGATTTTATGTTTGTATAGGAGGATGCACATGGAACGATTCGATGTCATTTATAAAACCGCCGCGGCTGCGGTTGGGGCTGTTGTCGGGTATCTTTTCGGCGGATGGTCAGAACTGCTCGGTATTTTGCTTGCGTTTGTGATTCTTGACTATGTGACAGGTGTACTAGCTGCCAGTCGCGAAGGGAATCTGCGAAGCGCAGTTGGTTTCAAGCGCATTCCGAAAAAAGTCATGATTTTCGCGCTAGTTGCAGTCGGCCATCTCATTGATCGTGCGGTTGGAACAAATGGACTGTTCCGAGACGCAACGATCTTTTTTTATTTAGCGAATGAGCTACTTTCGATCATTGAAAATGCCGGACGAATTGGACTTCCTGTGCCAGAACAAATCAAGCAGGCAGTGGAAGTGTTGAAAGGGAGAAGCGAGAAAGGAGAAGGGAAAAATGTCTAAAATCTACTGGGATAAAGGGCATGGCGGCGATGATCCTGGCGCGGTGGCAAATGGACTACAGGAGAAAAACTTGACTCATAAAATCGTAGAATATGCCATGGTTTATCTCGAAGCTAACTACACAGGCTTTGAACAACGTGTCACTCGTACAGGAGACCAAACACTGACGTTGTCCCAACGCGCCGACATGGCAAACGCATGGGGCGCGGACGTATTTGTCAGCGTGCATATCAATGCTGGCAAGGGCACAGGGTTTGAAAGCTATGTCCATCCTAACGCATCACCACAGTCAATTGCATTGCAAAACGTGCTGCATGGTGAAATTTTATCCGCAATGCGGGGATTCGAAGCTATTACAGACCGTGGAAAAAAGCGAGCGAACTATGCAGTACTTCGAGAAACAAGAATGCCTGCCGTGTTGACAGAAAACTTGTTCATTGATTCAAACGACGCCAAGCTATTAAAAAACGAGGCGTTTCTCAAAGCAGTAGGTGAAGCGCACGCACGTGGCATCGCAAAATTCTTGGGGTTGCCGCAAAAATCAAAACCAACACCGTCGCAACCTCAACCTCAACAAAAATCGTCTGACGGAAAACTCTATCGCGTGCAAGTCGGGGCGTTTACTGATCGCGAGAACGCCGAGCGGCTGGCGGAAGAATTGAAGAAAAAAGGGCATCCGGTGTTTATTACAGATTGATCCCCGATGTGTAGCAGTTTTTTTATTTGGGTTGATAAACTTGATAAATTATAATAACCCCTTGCAGACCTAGCAAGGGGTTATTGTTCGATAAATTGTTCAGCAGCTTCAAATATAGGCATGGCAATGCGGAGCATTTCATTTTCTCCGTAGTTTTTATATATGACTAAATTTCCGTCTCTAGTTAGCAATGTTTTTATTGCATCTTCTTCTTCGCCTGTTACGGGAATATCGATTCTCAAAGCAGAAATTGTTCCGCCACTTGTTTCATATCGCTCCCAATCATCACTTTCAGTTACAGAGCCTCCACCTAAATAAGCAACTTGAACATTTTCAATTTGCATACCTCTAAACCAGCCACCTTTTATGTCACCTTCCCTGGATTGTTCAAGGTATTCTTTAAATGCAACAAGATCAATCTTGACGCTCTTGGCGATTAAATGATTATCTGGTTTATTATGCCGTCGCAATCGTTTTAAGGCCTGTTCAGAGATAATCCTTTTCCCTGATGTATACAAAAACTCTCGATTTTTTATGAAACAAGGGAACTGTTCCTCTTTAGAGATTGCTACTAGCTCGTGAATTGATCCGTCTTCTAAAATTCCTTTCCCTTCGAATTTATCAGCAATCTCGTGAATAATTTGTACTTTTTCCAAGTCGATTCGTGTATATTCACTTTTTCCGAGATACTTTACAGTTGTTCTGAATGTATTTTGAGTATACCCAGGATTTACCTCTGCAGAATGCACAGGAAATTCATTGGGATATTTTTCGATTTTATATAGCTTTATTGATTGCGGCATTTAAACTACATCTCCTTTGGTTTATGGTTTATGATTCAAGATAGTCTTAATAACATATTTCTTATCGAGCCATTTAATTCCTCTCGACGGTTAGTGGTTAAACTCAAGTATTTTTCGTTAACCTCCTCATTAGCCCTTGGGTTTTTGACCTTTATTGAGAATCCATCCACTTCGTCTTGTGTAAATTCATTAATAAATTGTTTTATTAAGAAGTTTCTCGGCATGTCTTCTGGCTCGATCTTAAAGGAATATTTTTGCTCAATCGGTTTATAGTGTTGCTCGAAAAAGAAATAAAAATCTAACAATATTCCGTTAATGGCTTTGTTGTTATCTTTAAATCGCAATGATGCATCGGTTTTAATGTTAACATATACAAGGTCATTCCCATCATCGTCAACAAAGTCGGCATCCGTAAGTGTAACGTTGAGATACATGACATATTTCTTTAGAAATAGTTTCAAATTTTTTAACTTATCAAACGAAGGCTGAACTGCATCTGGCTGTTTTGAGTCTAATCCATTGTTTTCCAAAGCTTTTCTGGCTATCTTTTCGAGCTCGCTTTCTTGAGAAGTTAGAGAAGGTAACCTGTCTTTTCGCACAGTGAATACAGCGTTTGCTTCCCATTTAAACATTCCAAACCCTAAAAAGTACTTAATTTTCCTAAAAAACTTCTTAACGGATCTGGAATTATTATAAATAGTTGCACATAGGGCTATGGATAGACCTATCCCAGAAGAAGTAAAAAGCACTCCCCACCCGTTTTTATATATTTGTATACACAGAGCTATAAGATAGATGATCACCAAAATAAACCATTTATTGTGGGCTACCCATTTTTTTATATCCACTGCAAATCACCGCATTTCTTAATAAATAATTGATGATCAAATACCTAATTCATATTAAACAATTATGAATAAGCTTAAAACAAGCAAAATGATCATAAAAATTCCGTTTATGGGCTGAAACTTGTCGCCTTTAAAGCCCTTTTTTTATCCATATCTCCTCAAGCGGTCTCTTCAGTTCCGCACAGATTGCATAGGCCACATCGAACGATGGTAGCTGCTTATCATTAACGATGGCGCTTAGCGTTCCAGGGCTAATATTGATCCTCTTAGCGAATTCCCCGTGTTTAATGCCCTCTTGGGCTAGGATCACCTTTAACATACATTTATATCCGGTCATCGAATCCCCTCCGATTTTTCATTTCGCCGTAAGACCGTTCCGATCCTTCTACAAAGGATAAGCTATATCAGAATTTTTTTTGATGGACAAGATAAACGGACAAACTCCGGCACATAGGCTAATAACACGAAAGCCCCACAGTAGCAAAACTGCCCCTACACTGTATTAGACGTCCTAGCACCACTCTCGCAACATGATTCTGAAAGTGTTGCACGTTCGTTCCGAACACTTTTCCTACACTTTTTCTCTAGCGCACTTGTTACAGGCAGAAAGATTTATGCGACAAGGAAGCCAGCGCGTGTTAAGGAGTGAAGCGACGAGGCGGAAAGAAGGGGGAGCGCGATGGGGGGAGAAAACCACAAACACAGGAGGTGAGAGGCAGTGTTTTTCAAACGTCAGACAGAAATCATCCCGTTTCGAGAATTCATGGCTGGGAAACAGATGGCTGGAAAACAGACAAAGGCAGATGAAGTTGTCTCGGCATTGTTCCCGGTCATTACTCCGCATCATTTATTTCCTGTTCAAGATCCCGATTTTGCCTTGCTGATGACGGGAGTCGGATCCATTACGCTGGCGGCATTTTTGGAGCGAGGGCTAGTCATGATGGGGGCGACCGACTTAGCTGAAAAGGTCGTCGGTTGCGGCCGCATTGTATTTCCGGTAGTCGTTTACGGGGCGGTGTTGTGGTTATTTTTTAACCTGGGAGGGCTGTGATGTGATAAAAGAATGGCTGCAAAAACAACGAGCGAAGTCTCAGTTACGAAAGGCATTTCAGGCGGCCGGGTTGTATGTGACCTATCGGAGTGGCGAGCGGGAGCTAAAAGTGTTTCCGAAGATTCACAGTGTAATAAATGATATCGATCGGATTGAGTATGTGTTTACTCTCATTAGTGGCATGGATCCAAAAGAGGTTTTGAAAAAAGAATATGTGTTTCAACAAGTGTTCGGTCAGCATGTTCAATTGGGGGGAGATTATAAAAGATTTACGCTGACCATTTATCATCGAGGGTTACCCAATGAGCTTTCCTATAGCTTTGAAAAGATCAAACCGCATCTCGAGGGGTTAGCGCTTCCGATTATTTGTGGAATGGATCGATATGGACAGTATATCGCCTATGATGCGATCCAAGAGCCGCATTTGCTGATCGCTGGCGAGAGCGGAAGCGGGAAGTCAACGCAGCTGCGTTCAATCCTCACAACACTTATTCAATACTACGATGATAGTAAACTCCATATTTACTGCGCTGATTTGAAGATGTCAGAGTTTCATATTTTCAAACGCTGCCGGCAAGTGATGGCAGTTTGCACGACGCCGGGGCAATTAAAAAAGATGCTATCGCTTATTCAGATCGAAATGAATCGGCGCAGTCAGCTTCTTAATGAGAAGGAAGTGGCTCACATAAATGATTTACCAGAGTCGGAACGCCCCCCTATCATTCTCATCTGTATCGATGAGCTAGTCGTTGTGAAAGACGAAAAAGATATCATGGACACGTTGGTTCAGCTTGTAGCAATCGGCCGAGCGCTCAATATGATTGTGATTTTATCCATGCAGCGGCCGAGTCACGACATACTGGATACAAAAATACGGGCCAATTTAACGGTGCGGATGGGCTTCCGTGCGGCCGATCTATCGAATGCGAAAATTATTGGCACACCTGGAGCGGAAAAAATCAGCATTGAACAGCGAGGCCGTTTCCTGCTGAAAAGGGAAGGATTGACGGAGATACAGGCGCCGTTTTTGTCTATGGAACGAGCGAAGAAGATTCTCGCGGCATACAAGGTGGCAGACCGTGGGAATGTATTGCAAGCTGGTTTGGATATGACTGACCCTCAGGATCATGTCAGTGAAGAAATGATTTTAGGGGTGTTAGATGATGGCTCTAACCAAACGTGATAAAGCGATCATCGCCGATTTGCAACGGTTTCGGGTGATGAGCCGAGACGACATCGCCGATATCCATTTTCGAGGATTGAAACGGCCACAAGAAAGCGCCAATAATGTCCTATTGCGGCTGGTTCGCGACGGGCATATACAGCGATCCACGGCATTTGTTCCGTACGTGTATTTTTGCGCTGACAGCAACATCAAAAAGAACGGTTCATCACCAAAAGATGCACTTGACTTTTAAAGACAAACATGATAGCAATGTTGCTCAAAGAGATGTGTGGTATAAAAAGGAAAAATGCTGTTTTGATTTTCTCTATCATAATCGTCTTTCTTTGTCAAGTACACTTTGTGGTGAAGAGCCAAAAGAACTCGCAAAAAATCCCGCACTACCTCGAAATTGTCAAGGTGTATAAAGAGATCATTTCAATTGGACCGGTGGAACAGTTTATCGTCGAGCCGAAATATCGAAAAGGGCTGGCTGAACCCGACGCGTTTTTTATCTATCAGCGGACGCCGTTTTTCCTCGAGTGCCAACGTACTTTTTACACTGAAAAAATGATCGAGGAAAAACTAAGCCGGTATATCGCACTATACGAAAGCGGGCTGATCGCCGAAGAATCTTGGCAGCCGGCAGGAAAAGTAGTATTCCCGTACATTCTCATACTGTCAGACACAAGGTATGCTCTTGATCGGCCATATCCTTTCCGGGTATTCCAGGCGCCGTCGTTTCTGGGGTTCTTGCGGTCATTGAAACAGCCTCAACAGTCGCAGTCGTCCTACTCTGACATAAAGGTTGCTGGTGCGCGATTGAAACTCCGGGATCAATGAGGAGGGGAAACTGCGATGGATAAATTAATAGTAAAACTGCTTGTTCTACACGCTTTTGTCGCTGATCAGAAAAGGGAATATGCTAAAATGGAAACAGAAGACGTTGTGGAACAGGCTTTTGCCGAGGGGGTCGTCGCGGCGTGTGAGTTTTTTGAAGAGGCTTTAGAGCATATGATGGATTATAGATAG